TCATCTTCTGCCGGTAATTCAACATTTTCTTGTTCAGCTTGTTGAATGAGCCAGCTTCGGGTTTCAAAAATCTGCTTGTTCATATCACCAACAGTAGCTTCACGCAGGTAGTAGGTCTCGCCGTTGATTTCGATAGGTTGCAATTTTGGTTTATTAGCAAGGAGTTTCTCACGCAGTGTCATTGTTCGTTCCTTTTGTAAAATTCTGATATAAAAAGACCGCTTGTTATTTCTACAAACGGTCGAATTTTATGGTTTTTTTGCAATTAAACTAATAAGTAGTCGCGTTTGCTTGGCTTAATAGATACAGAGCCTTCATACTTACCCTTAACTTCGCCCGAGAAACCGTTGCCGGCCTCAATAAAGCCTTCGCCATAGGTCGTGCCATGGTTATCCGGTAGTTCCAGTTTGTAGGCAAAGGTGGATTTGTCGTAAAAGAGTTTGCGCAATCGGGTTTGCATTTCGGTAGTAGGCTTGTGGAAGAAACTGAGTTTGATCGAACCAAATTCAATTTCACCCGGCTCGGTTTCTGTGCCCTCTGAACAAACCGTTGTTACATCTTCGGTACTCAAAGTATCATCAGATTTTTCAATGTTTTTTACCGCGCAGAATTGCTCCGAGTATTGCACTAGTGCCGCCTTGGCTTTGGTGTAATTAGCTGGTAAATCTTTACCTGTCCAGTTCACTTCTTCGCATAATTTTACCTGATCGGTAGTTACTGATAACACCGGGTAGATACCATCTAATTGACCACAACCTGTAAGCTCGATTGCATCACCTTTTTTATAGCCTGAGGATGCAATCGTTAGAGTAGCAGTATTTAAGTTAATTGCGGTAATTGCTTTTTGAGCCTCACGTCCAACGCTAATTCTAAATTTCGTGCCTTGGACTTTTGTTGTTTTTGCCATTTTAAGTCTCCTATAGAGATTATTTGTTTAATACTCAACATCAAAGATTAATGTCGCCATGTGCCACGTACGCTGATTCTGGTCTTGCTCATATTGATACTGAGAGAGCGCGACTGACTCTAAATGCTCAAATTCGGGATAATCATCGATAATTTCACGAATTTTTTCCGCCCATTCGTCTAATTCATCTTCTGCACTCTCGGTAGATTTCAGATGGATTGTAATATTGAGCTTGGCGTCCCATTGATTATTACAAACAGTTATTTCTTGCAGACTGATATCATCGAGATAAACCGATACTGCAAGTTGTTCCTCCTCAATATCAATAAAAGTTGGCAGCCCGTTATAAAAATTATCAATTTCCGGCAATTTAGTCTGTAATAATTCAAGGACTTCTTTTCGGATTTTTGTGTGGATTTTCATAATTTCCCCGCAATTTGTTTAGCTAATTCCGCTTGCACTTGTTCGGGATAGTTTTTCAATTCTCGATCAAATGCTTGTGTAAGTGGTTGGGATAACGGCACTTTTGCTACATCAATGCCGTAACGCTTACGACCTTGCCGGTACATAATGTGCGTTCGCCCATTGGCGAGTCGTTGGCGAAAACCACGTTGTACAGTGTGTTTCCCAACTCTAATACTGCCTTTGGTGGGTGACAGGCGGTTGGACTTGCGCTCTAGTACCCGAATCATCGGCATATGTGATCGATTAACCTTAATCGTGGCTTGCAATCTTGACGGCGTGGGCTTTGCCGTCATTTTTGCTCTACCTTTGATTGTCTTTTGATTTACGCCAATCTCTGCCGCCACCGATTTAACCGCCTTATTCATTGCTTGCCGCCCAACAGTACGGATTGCTTGAGCGGCTGCTTTAGGTACGGTTTGCCTAGCTATTTTTTTCAGGGAGGCTTGCAGTTCTTTTAAACCGGTCACTTGAGAACCCATTGTTTACTCCAATTGCAATACGATTAACTGATCGACAAAGTGATAGGATTTAACAAGGTATTTCTTGCCATTTCCGCTCACTCGGTCGTCCAATCTCGGTTTGTAGCCACTCGCCCGAAATAGGGTCAGTGTGCGTTCCGTGCCGTGAATAGCTCTGTCATCGGTTGAGTGTAAACCGTTAAAAATAGCGGGGGCTTCATCAAAAGTTGCAGGGTAAGGCTTGCCGCCAATCAACCACTCACTCATCATAGTTTGCTGAATAGTTTGATCGGCGGCAGCTATTGCCTGCTCAAACGGGCTAGACATTGATTTTCACATCAACTTGATTAGATGATGTGCCAGAGTCTTTCCACGCAATGCCAAGTCGTTTATTTGAGCCTGCGGTGAGAGTTGCGCCCTCTGTTTCAGACCAGTACAACACTGCACCTTGTTTGATGTCATCTGCTTGTTTAGCTTTTACGCTAAAAACACCGGTAGTTAAGCCAACTACTGCATCATTTTTTGCCGCATCAGAAACCGCAATCGCAATTAAATCCTCCGCCACAATGACATCGCCGGAAGTAATCGCTTTGGTTGCAGTTAAACGCACGGTATTGCCGTCTTGAATATAGTTTTTAGCCATATCTCTTTTTCCTTTTTTCGGATAATAAAAAACCGCACTGTTAAAAGTGCGGTCAGGTTTTAAATTGTTTAAATTAAGCGTTGGTCACTTTCACCACACCACGGTAGTCAATCACATTCACACCAGCATCGATACGGACTTTGGTCGAAACACCGTCCACCGTAAAGCCGTGCTGTTGCTCGATGTAAGGGCTATCCACCCCGTCCAGATAAGAGACTTCAATCGCCTCTTTATTGAGCAAGTACCATGATTTCGGATCTGCAATTTGTAAGCGAGGCGATTTAATCGGGCTGACAATATCACGGATCGGGTTAATGATACCGCTGTTGATGTCTGCACCTTCCACGCTTGACGAACCAAGAATCTGTTTTGCTTTGGTATGCAATGAGGTTGGTAACAGCATAAATTCTGGCTCAATAGAGAGCGGTTCACCACGGCTGTTTACAAAGCCATTCATTAACTGGATTGCCTTGTCAATGTTTTCCACATTCAATGCCGCACCCGTTAAGCTGTTTTTATGTGTAGCATCAAACAGCTTTTTACCGTCTTGGGCTGTCGCATTGCCGGTAATCAAGGCAAACACCAGTTTGGTAATAGTCGCTTTGGCTGCTGCACCCATTTTCTCAGGGATTTTAGTTAAAAGATGCATATCGTCATTGATAATCGCCTGACGGGTAATGCTAAACAGTTGTCCGTAAGTCGCCAATGCAACAGATGCACCTTCATCACCGATTGTGCCGTAGGTGTATTCTTCACCTTCGCCCACTTCCGGCAGGTAGCCAAACTCACCTAAACCGACTCGTTTTGCCGGTCGGAAGTCAGTAAGAGTGCCACGGGTGGTAAACTGCTCGTAGTTTTCGGTAGCGGTTTCCCAGCCTTTGAGTAGGGATTTATGAGCCACATCAATCAAGATTTGACCGAAGTCGGAGCTCGAATGAGTAAAGGCAAGACCGACCATCTGCATTGGGGTGTAGCCCGCAATACCCACGCCACGATCAACCAATGAGGCACGAGCCAACTCACGCAAGGTCATTGCATTGTAGGCATTATCTCTTGCGTTGGTTTTGTCGGTATCTTGACCAGCACGAGCCATTAACGACTGCTTCACGCTGTCGCCAACGATGTTACCGTTACCTGCGTGAATGTGGTTTTGCGGTACGCTTGGGGTGGTGTTTTCGCCCAGTTTGGCAAGGAGCTTGTCTTTGGCTTGCTCAGCGGTCATTGACACATCAGCTAAACATTCTGCCAGCAAGCCGTCAAATTGTGTGCCGAAAGCGGCAAAGGTCGCTTTAATCGTTGCATTGCGTTGGGCTAATGCCACCATTGCATCAGGTTTTGCCACATTTTGCGGATTTTCACCCGCTTGTGGTGGTGTTTGAGGTTGTTCATGTTTTGGATTTGCACCTGCGTTGCCTTGTGGTGCGAATAGCATATTTTTGATTTTGTCAGGCATTTTTGTGTAGTCCTCTAATTTTTTGGATTGGATACAAGCCATCGCCACAAGGGGTTCGGCTAACTTATCGGCGAAACCTTGCTCCACGCACTCTTTGCCTGTGAGCCAAGTTTCTTCTTTCAGCATTTCTGCCAAATCGGTTTCGTATTTACCTGTTTTGGCGACATACGCCATAATCAGTGTACTTTCAACCTTATCCAGTAAATCCGCATATTTACGCATATCATCCGCATCACCGCCTTGAATGCCCCACGGTTTGTGGATCATCATCATAGCGTTTTCAGGCATAATGATTTCATCACCTGCCATTGCAATTACGCTAGCCATTGATGCGGCAAGACCGTCAATATAGACGGTCTTGTTAGCAGGGTGATTTTTTAGCAGGTTGTAAATGGCAATGCCGTCAAACACATCACCACCGGGCGAGTGGATATGCAGATTGATTTGTTTTAAATTGTTGCCAAGGGCTTTTAAGTCTTTAGCAAATTGTTGGGCGGTGACACCCCAAAAGCCGATTTCGTCAAAAATTGAGATTTCGGCGGTGTCATTCGCTTTGGCTTGAATGTTGAACCACGTTTTCACGCACCCTCCTGTTATTCATCTTCGTTAATTTCATCTTTTTGATTGGAGAAAGATTTATCCTGCCCACCGTAATTGGTGAGATCGGTATCAAATTTTAGCCCTTCGGCTTGATTTTCTTTGATCTCGACAATTCGTTGCCGTTTGACTTCGGCTGGGTTATTGCCACTGGCTCGGATTGCTTGCCCTTCGGTGGCTAAACCGCCTTTAATTCGTTCTTTCCACGCATTCGCCTCTTTGATTGGGTCAATCCACGGCATTACAGGACCTGAATAAACCGCATTAAAGAGAGAGTTTTGGTCAATATCAGGCGGCAGTTTGATCGCTTGTGAGGCGATTGCCATTTTGAGCCATTCCCGATAAATCGGGCGGCTGATTGCCGCCACAAACGCATCTTGTAGCACCGCATAACCTTCAAAACTTTCAACCAGCTCTTGTCGCTGTGCAGAGTAAGTGCCGTTGTAGTCTCGGGCGATGCTGGAATAGCTCGAACGAGTACCGGCGGCAGTGGCTCGCAGTTGTCCATTGCGGAAAGTTTCCAAATTCACATTCGGGCGGTTGGAATTGATTAAGCCGATGTCTTCACCCGGTTTTAAATCATCAATCACCGCACCGGGGGCAATATCAAACAGGCGTTCGCCATCGCTGTTACTGTCGTCATCATACAGTGCCGCATCGCCTTTTTTAATGTACATCGTCATTGCGGCGGCAATGCGAGCGGCAACTCGTTCGCTCTCTTCGTATTCTTTCAGATCCGCCAATCGCACAATCACACCGTGCAACATACTTACACCACGAATTTGATGTAACCGCTTGCGAAAGGCGAGGTGCAACATATTGTCTGCCGGCACGGTTTTCACTTTGCCGTACATTCCGTTGCTTTCTTGCGGATTGTCTAAATAGACTTGGTAAGCAGTCGGCTTCCGCCACGCATTGAGAAACACGCCTTGCACCAAGCCGTTTTTTGCCTCATCGGATTGCATTGGCACAAAATCCGGCTCTAAGGCTTCAAGGGAAAAAGCAACCTGTGAGCCGTGTTCTAACCCTGCCACCTTGCCTTTCACCAACTGAACAAAGACTTCGCCGTCTCGTAGCCAAGTCCGAAGTAGCATTCGTTCTAGCAATGGGCGAGTGTATAATCCCGTCACATCAGGTTTCACCGACCATTCCGCCCACAGCTTTCGGATTTGCCCAGCTAATTCTTCGTGGACTTCACCTGCCAACGTCAGCGGCTGCGGTTCAATATGAATGCCTTTTGAGCCAATCACCCGCTCTTCCATTTTGTCGAGAATGCCGATCACAATATCGTGATTTTGGTCTAAGGCTCGGGCTTGTTCCCGTAGGCTGACCGCACTTTGGCGAACAGTAGAGTTTGCCCCTTTGCTCTCTCGGCTTGCCTTATGGGTTCGGCTAGGCTGTGCCGCCTCATAGGCATTTAGCACATAGCGATTTCGAGAGCGATTTGCCGCCCATTTCGGGGAAAGGGTGGCAATGGTTTTTTCGAGGAAGTTCATCAAATAAACCTCGCATATTTAATTCGATGCTGTTTGGTGCGTTGCCCGCTTTGGGCAAGTTGTTCATCCAGCATTGTTTGATAGCGATCACGCTGTTTGGTTAGTTCCGCCACTTGATATGAAACCGACCGACCATTAAAGCTCACTTGGCTTTGGGCGGTTTCGATTTTTTCATCAAGCGTGCGGATTTTTTGTTTAAGCTCGTCTATGGTGTAAAGGCTCATAGCCAGCCTCCTGTTTTTCTACCGCCACCACTTAACCAACTGCTTTTTGCTTTGGTGGGTTTAGGTTGTGGTTTTTCGGATTTTTCTTCAATTTCGACCGCTTGTTCAGCCGTTCTTGGCGTTTCCCGAATGATATTAGGGTTGATGTCGGGCAGTTTTGCCCAGCTTGGCACATCGTTTTCATCGCCCCATTTGATTCGTTCGTAGCCTCGTAAAATTGCAATGGCGTGGGCATAGCAGAACAGGTCGAAGGCTTCGTTATTGCCTTTGCCCGGTTTCCGCCATTTGCCGTCCGCTCCTCGTTCTTCGTAGGTCAATTCGTTAAAAAACCATTCACCTAGCCAGTCGGGGAAGTGGATGTAGTTCGCCCCCACCGTATCACGGAACAGGGCGTTGTTAATCCGATCTTTGAGGTAGTCGGTTTGGAGCAAGTACAACGGCACATCGCCCCGTGCGGAGGAGTGGCGGTCACTTCGTGCGGTATTGTCGGGGTAAGTTTTGGTAATCAGCTTTTGCCGTTTGGTGCTGTCGCCTTTGACTAAATAGACTCGTTTCGCATAGCCATCTCGGCGGCATTTGCGCCAAAATTGGTAGGCGTTATCGGTTACCCCATCTTCACCGCCACTGTCCACCGCCATCGCCAAAATCGGCATAAAGTGGTTTGGATTGTGGGCAAGTGGGTAGCGTTTTTCTAGTACGTCCGAAATCAGTATGTACCAATCATCGGGAATACGAGGGTCAATTTTTTCAATCACGCCATCACTGTCGGGCAAAGTATGTGAGATGTTATAGCGGTCAATCAACCAGCGTTCGCCATTTTCACCGTAACCGACCATTTGCACCACAAATCGGCGGTTTTTACCGCCCTGTACGTCCACCGCCGCCACAATAAAGCGACATTGAGCTGGTACAGTTTTCTCTTCTACTTCTTCTCGGCGTTCCATCAACTCATCAGAACGGCGTTGTTCTAATGCAGATCGTGGTAAGTAAGGTAACCCCCAGTCGGTATTTGTTACCGCTTTGAGGGTTTCCTCACTGCCAGTCATTTCATATTCGTGTTCGGCATTGAGCAGTTTGTAGGTGAGCTGCGCCCACGTTTGGTAGGCTGCCGCTGGCCCTTCAAGCCAAAAGGAGGCAATACGGGATTTGCGACTTTCGCCACTAATTTGACCGCTTGCATCAATTTTTTGCCCCTCTTTGAGCCATACGCCCTTGATATTTAGCTCTCGTTTGAGTTCGGGGGCAATCAGGGTTTGGCAGTGAGGGCATTGTAACCGTGCGTTTTCGCTGGCTTTGACAAAATCACTGTCTTCACGGTAGCCGACCATATTTGCCATTGACGGCTCGAAGTATTCGGAGCAGTCGGGGCATTGCCAGTAAAACCGACGGCGATCACCTCGATTATAGAGGCTTAAAATACCGGTAGTCGGTGGAGCCTCGTGGGTGCTTTTCGGGATATGTTTGAGATCAACAATATCTTTACCGGGCGAACTCTCCACCAAAGTCATTCCTGCTGACATAAAGGTGGTCGTCCGCTTTGAGGCAAGCGAGAAACCGTCGCCCTCTCCGTCCACATCTTCCGGCCAGCGGTCGTAGTCAGTCAGAGCAACATATTTGTAGTCCGATGAAGAAAGCACATTGATAGACGGCCAGCCGATTTTGAGCAAGTTGCCCGCTCTGAAATACTTGTCGTGGACATTGTTATCGTTTTTGCGTGGGCTTAGCCGCTTGGCAATTTCGGGCGAACAGCGGAATGTGCGGTCAAGCCGTTTTCGGCTATGTTCGCTAGCTTTCTCTTGGGTAAGTTGCACCAACAGGAAATCAGACGGATCGCAGATAATTGAGTAGGTTATCCAGCCGTCAATCAAGCCGATGGTTTTACCCGTTCGTGCCGGGCCGACAAAAATCACCGCATCGTATTCTCGGCTATTGAGGCAGTCCATCGGTTCTAACATATAGGCGGCGGTGTGCTTATCCCATTTGACCGAGTTGCCTCCGCCAAGTGGTACACGCATATATTCCGCTACTGCTTCTGACACTCTCATTCGCCGAGGTGCTTTTATGGCATTTGCTATATCACGTCGAATTTCTTTAGCACTAGCAAACATTATTCATTCTCCGTGTCAGTGGTAACTTCTTGGATATGTAATGCCATTTGGTCTCGTACATCGTCAGTTACTTGCTGCACTCGTATCAAATCTTTAGGCTGCAATCCGCAGTCTCGCTCTAAAATATCAGGCAAGGTTTCTAAGGCTTGTACTACCGTTTTTGCTAAAGCTGACATTTCAAGAGCCACTTCGCTTGCTGGGATAAGCTCGCCAATTTCTTTTTCAAATTTTAGTCTTTCGTTTTCCGACTGGAACCACGCACGACGATCAGCAGGTGATAGGCTATCGACATCTGCCGACATCTTTTCCGCCAACCCGGTGAGGATTAAATCACGCAGAGCATAGAGTTTTAATTTGCTATTACTACCGAGTGCTGGATTTAACCCAGCGACTCGCTGAGATACCGTCTGGCGGTGCAATCCTGTGAGTTCGGCGATCTGATTGATGTTAAGTTTTAGATCAAATAAGTTGTCCATTTGCTCAAATCCTAAAAATCAAAACCGCCTAAAAAACAGCAACATCATAGGAAGATGATGATGCCTAGAAACTCAAAAAATTGCCGAAAACCACGCTGCCGCAACCCCGTGGAAAGGGGTATCCCCTCGGGAGTACCTTTTACAAAATTAACGAGGAGCTGGACTTGTTCTTACTGCACTTAATTTCACACCATTGTCAGTAAAAATTTCTGCATAATCTGTCTTATAAATGAAAATAGACTGTAACTCGCCAACTACGTTATCATCTGGGATTAATACCACTGCAACAGGCTCACCACTTACATTATCTGAACGTACTGTAGTTGCAATCTGTTCAGGGCAAATTTCTTCTTGTCCATCTTCATCGGCATACACAGCAGGGAAGTGAAGAACAGTTTCAAATGGTTTACCTTTGTCTTCATCAAGTAAACCTTTCTTGGCTTGCTCAATAGCTGTTTGGTATGCCTCTGATCCAGCGTATGCGATGGTGGCTTGTTTAACTTGTGATAGCACAACTACCGCACCTAATTTCAATTTCACAATCATAAATAATCCTTATGTTAATAGAACACATTGCTTAGTTATGGTCTTGATATAACCAAAAGCATAACTAAGTAATGCGGTACAATAAAAAAGGGAGCTGTTACGCTCCCATATGTCATAGCGGCTTAATCCGCCAAGCTATTTAAAACCTTGTTTGGTTTGTGCTTGCCATTCTCTGATACGGTCGATTTGGTTAGCACACAAATCACGCTCTCCCATCACTTTTATCAGATACTCAACCGTATCGCCGTATGTATTGCCGCTAAATTCAGTCCGCTCGCACGGCACAAGGTAAGCCGCCGGCGGATACAAATATTCAGTGCTTGTGATTGTTCTGCCTGTGCAACCGCTTAATGCTATCAGCAACGCCATTAGGCAAATCAGCTTTAGCACAACTGTCTTGGGCAAGGATTGACTTAATCTCATTTTGAACAATCTCCACTTTGTTTCGCATTTCATTTGCACTTTTTCGGATTTTTTCGACCGCTTGTCGCTCTTGTTCGAGCTTATCAGCAAGCCGTTGATTGGCTTTTTGCTGCTGCTCAATGGTTTGGGCTTGCGTTTGGTTTTCGGCTCTTAAGGTATTAATCTGCTTGGACTGCTGCCAAATCCAACCACACAAGCCCAAAATCAAAATGGTGGCTACGAGATAAATATATTTACTCATTTATGCCACCATTAATCGTTGATAATAGTTCGTGCGTTGTGATAGCCCGTGAGTGCCGCCGTTAATCAGCTTGGTTACTTTTAGAATGTCACTACCGTAACTTGCTAATTTGCGACTTTGCCAATACCATACCGCCACCTGCACCGTAAGAGCAAGGTTATCTGTGATTTGGTCAGGACTGGTCACCAAGCTTGGCAACCCCTCCCACTTCGCAAACTCAATATAATTCGCTTTACCAGTAATCTGGATCAGCCCACGCCCACGATATTTCCAACCATCGCCACTTTGTTCATTGCCGTTACCCATTCGATTTGCATACACCCGATTAGCAATCGCACGCTTATCTCGGGCATAAAGCACAACATTGTGTTGGGTAAAATATTTCGGAAATGTGGCTAATAATGCCGTAGCGGAATAATTCAAATTCTCTTCAAAGGTTTTATAACCAGCACACTCTACGCCACATTGAGCCAAAAACATTGCTTGCTGCTCTTTCGTCTTGCAACCGGCTTTTTCAATGTGTTTGGCAATTTCGGCATAAATTCCGTCAATCGCACTGGGGAATACTTGTTTAAATTTTCTTTCGCTAATTAACATTATCATCAACTCCTGCTTTCTTATTGAGGAATTTCAAAATCATTTGACGAATAGCACTTGTCCCTAGTAGTCCGATACCGGCACCAATCGGGGTAATTAAGGAAACATCAGCATTAAAATAGATTAAAATCGGACGCAACGAACCGGCAATCACCGCACACAGAATCGCTTCTGCAAAGACCCGCTTTGGTGTGTCGGTTTTGCCGTATAAAAATGACTTGGTAATAGACGTAAAAAAAGCAATGATAACAGCACAAATAAAACTGCTATGATTGCTGACAAACATTGCAAAATAATTCCAAGCCTGCGTATATATATCAGGGTTCTTTTCAGGCATTGTATTCATACTCCACCCCACTTTTTCGGGGCAACAAAAAAGCCCCGACTGGCTGAACCAATCAGGGCTATAAAAATAGTATTGCGTAATGCACTTGCACTAATCGCAAGGATTGCATAAATCCTATACTTTTAGGGCGACCTTGTCAATCATACATTAAAAATTATTTTTGACCAGCAAATACTTCATATGGGTCATTATGATCATCGGCAACGAAACCAACAACTTCTTCCGCTTTTGGCCCCATAAATTTACCGCCATAAGGAGCTTGAACAATGTTACCTTCTACGTTGGCTTGAGCAATGCCGGCAAAATGTATTTCTTCACCAGCAAACTTGGTTTGACTGATAGGGGCAGATAATAAGTTAATAGAAGATAATGCTTGGTTATTAGATAATAGCTTTCTTTCAGTAATTGAGCCATTTACTTTCTTGTCACCAAAATCAGCAGTAAGTGTTAATTTACCTTCACTGTTTGCACCAAATGATACGCCAGAGTAGTGTGCAGTTCCGGATTTTGGTAAATCTTGGAATTTGGTTGCTAGTCCAAATATACCGACATCATTAGCAGAAGCTCGCTCATCAATTACTCGTCCATATTCATCCGTTTTTACATCTTTAGGTAACACATAACCAATACTAGAATAAGCTAAGTTATAGGCTTTTCCTTTTTTGCCATTATCTAAATCTTTTTCTATAAAACCGATAGGCTCTTGGGCTAACTCAATGATTCTACCATCAACATTAATTTGCTTAAGTGCTTTTACTTGCTCTTGTAAATCTGCCGAAACTTTAGATAAAGCACCTTTTACTTGATTTTGAGATGAAGTATCTGACTTAGTTTCACTTTTAGATGGGGACTGTGGAGTAGCTTCCTTATTAGGATTTGATGCTGATGAGCCACCACCTCCACCACTACCGCAAGCAGATAAAACTAAACTTAATGCTGTAACTAAAACTAACTTTTTCATTGGTAAAATCTCCATAGGTAAAAAGAGTCTATACTTTATCTCATTTATTGAATTAATGTTGTGATACAGATCACATTATTTAAACCACCAACGCCAATTTTAACCCAACTACCACACCCAGCACATACATTTCCGCCTGTGCCAATTCTCGTTTAAAGGTGGAGTGACTGATACCTAATACTTTTTCGATTTGTGTATCAGATACCCTTGCTGCATACCGACCAATCAGCACCTCATATTGCTGAGGCTCTTGCTCTTTAAGTTGCTTGATACAGCGGTCAATTTCAAAAATGGATTCGTCAGTTAAACGTAATATGCGGTGGTTGCTTGCCGATACAGCAGGTTTCATCCCTGCCGCCACACAGGGAAATTCCGTACCAAGTCTGCCGTTGGCGGAATAGCCCCAAAACCGTAAAATACCTTTAATATCAATTAACATCTAGTCTCTCCTTAATCCTTACAATTACCGCACCGCCTTTTTGATTGCCCTTGTCCTCAAATGTCAGCTTTTTGACATAGTGCCGGGAGTCATCAACAATCACTTTGCTATATACCAACGAATCTAAAATACATTTGCCTAAGTTATCCAAATCCCGATCTCGGTTATCAGGGAAGTAAACATCGCACTTAATTTCAACCTGTCCGCCAAATTTAGGTTTATTCTGTGCTGCGAGAAATGTTGCCCATTGATAGTCTTTGCCTCGTTTACACACCACTCGTCTTGTTTTGCTTACCCACCGCCAATAGTCGTTTACACTTGGCGGATAGGGCAGCACCAATTCAACCATCAATTTCTAACGCCCCCAAACCTATCGCTCGGTCTAAAAACTTAATCAACAACTCTAATTGCGAGCCGTAATCTTGCTCAAATTTACCCACATTGCGATGCAATTCATCGTGATGAATACGGCATAGGGGCAGAGTGAATAAATCGTGCTGTTTGCTCCCCATCGCTCCGCCATAGCCGATAATATGATGTGGGTCGTCTGCTTGTTGTCCGCAACACATACAAGGCTGTGCTTTTACAAACTGCAACCACTTCCGCCACTCGAACCGCTGTAATTTCGGTTTTGCCATAAATGCCGCCAACGGCTCCGGCTCGACTTTCAGTTTTAACGTTTCAGCCCACTTTTTGAGGTTGGCTCGAGCATTCGGCACATCATCAAATCCGATATTACTTTCTTTGCTCACACCGCTATTATTCAGTGGTGGATAGCCGAGAAACTGCTGTAATGCGTTGCTGTCTAATTCATCAAGCAAACCTTTGATACTCGCAAACAACACTAAGTCCGCAAATTCAATGGCAGAAGATTGCGTTTTGCGTAAGGTTAAGCGGATTTGTTGGGCGATAAATTTTTCCCAGTTTTCATCCGCTAGTGCTTCTAATTTTTCATTCGGGATTTCACCGTCCATTCGCATTTTGTCGTGATACCAACAAAGCTGTACCGCACCTTTTTCATTCTCCACGAATACTTTTTCGTGGTGGCAGTATTTACCATCTCGGCATTGGCACGTCTGAATTGACTTTACAAACCGGGTATAAGGCAAATCATTACTGTATTTGTCACGCTGATTTAGCGTTGAGCGAACTTTTGCCGATTTAGCAAACTCTGCCAACTCTTTACAAGCGGTCGAATTTGCCGAAAAATTTGCAACCTTGCCTGATTTAACCGTTGCTAAATCGGTCGGTGCAGGTTGCAACAAAGTCCGCTCACCGAAAGCAGCAAGAGAAACATCTTTAGGCACTTTGTAAAACACAATACCCACTTCGGTTTGAAAGTAAGGGGTAAGTAGCAAACCTTCCGCCATTATTGCCCCCATTTCTTTTTGTTGCGGCTAAGGCAATGATACGCCTTATCTAAACCGTCCCAGCCTTCGTTATTTTTCATAGCCGCCCAGCTCCTTAATCTTATCCAACGGCATTTGACGGGTAACTATTCCCTCCACAAACGGATCGAACACCGCCACCATCGAGCCTTTGCTGTTGCCTTTTACTTCCTCGTCTGTGAGCGGATTGATGAAATTAATACGTCCGCCGATAATGTCGATCACCTCACTAGCGTTTTCTTGGATAACCTGATACCAACGGGTAGATTTATCTGCCGGTAAAAGCATTACCACAATATGGCCGGCTTTTTTCAGCTCTGCCGCCCGTTGTACAAACGGCAGTGGATTGCTGTATGGCGGATTCACGAAAATACGCAGTAATTCGCCCCAATCTGCCACACATTCCAAGATCACATCGAGCAAGTTCTCTGCCAAGAAATCCTCGGCAATCTGACCACTTAGTGTGTCTTCGTCTAAGCCCTCTGCCGCTTTGCCAATCCAGTGGCTATACAATGCGTTTTTGCCGTTAGAACAACCGTCAATGTGAAACCACGCATAGCGATGATTTAGCCAATTACGCACATAATTAGGTGTTTGGTAAGTGTCTTTATCAAAATCTGTCATTGCATTGCTCCTGCTTGTTTCTTCTCGTCCAAAATTCGCTGAATGCGTGGATCTATTGGCACTTTCTTTTTCTCTTCGATTACTGGCTTAGGAGGTGGAATTTGTTCACCGCTCATAATCCGTTTTGCCATCTCTACTAACGCTTTTTCAGCTTGGTTACGTAATGTTTCATCTTTCCAACTATGTTTTCGATTTCGTTCATAAAGGTCAGTTAAGAGCCAATATTCAGCGTTTGAACGAAACTTAAAATTATCGATTTCAGTAAACCCAAAAGCGGAAAAATGATTTAAACGCTTGAGGAATTGATCCATATCAGGCAAACCTAATTCTGCGTAGTCAATGGATTTACACCATTCGAGGAATTGTCCAAAGCTCGGTAAATAGGGATTTTTATCGGTATCCGCAATTTTCAAACCTCGTTCAACTTCTTTTGGCGTTAAGCGATTTTCAATCAACAAACGAACCCATTCACGGCGAGCATTATCATATTCGGCTTGACTCTTGATATTGGCTCGCCAGCCTAAGTGAGTTGCTTTCAAGCGGTTGAAAATCTTGGTTGTTTCCACCTCTGCTTGTTCCACAATCTCAACAGGTAATACTTGATTTTGAGTCGTTGTAGCTAAAATTCCCATTTTGTCCCTCCTCCTACATCAACAACAAGACCTTTTGAAAACCCCGTTGTGTCTTGAATATCACCATTGCCTGTTGCTGAGTGAATATTGTTTGGTCGTAATGATGATTGCCTTTCTAGATTTAGCCGATCCCACTTAGCTCGAAGAGATACAACACTTAGGATATTCCTGCCCCAAAAATGGTGTTCGGTCGCAAATTTAAACAACGAGCAAATTTCTTGGTGAGTATGTTTATCACGTTCTACCATCAAGCGGACTTCATTGGCCCAATTCGGCAAGTAAGACTCCTTGGTCTGAGGAGCTAGTTGTTTCACTCGTTTAAAAATCCACTTTGCCACTGCCATATCGTTATCAGAAAAACGATATTTTGATTTTTTATCCACCCCGTCCGAATTTTGTTCGGACGTATTATGGTTAATTGACTGGTTAATAGAGTGACTGGTTATGGGTGCAGAATTTTCACTACCCCCTGGTGCAAAATTTTCACCCCCTAGTGCAGATTTTTCACTAGGGGCATCAAGGTGTAATTGATATAAATTTGAACTAGACCCATCTTTGTTTTTGCGTGATTTTTTGCTCACATATCCCATTTTGATTAATTCATCAATATGGCTAATAGCACTGCGTTTAGACATTTCACACTTATCTGCAATAAATTGATAACTAGGAAAGCAAACACCATCATCATTTGCGTTATCAGCGAGTTTTAACAGCACTAATTTACGGGCAGAATTTCCCACCGTACAATTCATCGCCTTAACCATTAATAACATACTCATACCGCCACCTTACTGTGATAATACTTGCCGTTCCAATCGGCTTTCATTGGTAACTTACCTTGTAAATAAGCCTCAAAAATCTTAACAGCACCTTTCTCAAGCAAAATTGGCTTGTAGGTGGCCATCTCAATACGTTCAACAGGATCAACTTCAATTCTCTTAAATGACTCCGTCAGATATTTATCCCGAACGTGGCTAAACACCCGCCAGCAATGCTTGTCTTTGTATAACCAGCCTCGACTACGTAAATAATCATTTATCTTGTTACTATTTACGCCATTCAGCCCTTTTACAAACTGAGCAGGGGTCAAACCCGGTTCAAAGTAGGATTTCAAGGCGTGGTTTTCTGCGGTAGTCTGCTGTTTTTCCAACAATAAAACTTGGTTTTGTTCCGCCAACTCCGCTGCCATTCGCAGAGCCTCGGGGTAATTTTTCGGAATAGAGGGCTGATGTTGCTTTTCTAACTCATCTAAGCGGTCAATGATTTTGGCTCTCAGATCAATGCGATAGCCGGAAACTAAAATCATTGTTTCTCGTTTTGGAAGAAAGTAGCAGGGTTGCATTCTGCCGTCTTTGGTTTGATACTGGGCTGAAAAATCAGCCGAGTTCAATTTCAGCTCAGCTAACATCTTGCGAATATCTACAATAACGTTCTTATGTTGTTTTTCGCATAACTCTGCAATTTCAATACTGCTGATTTTGACTTCCGCACCGCTTGCATTTTGTGCGGTTATCGGTAATAATGATTGGGATTTCAAAATAAACCTCCTTAGGTTGTAATTAGCCACCGTTCCAGCGGTGGTTTTTTATTTGCCTGAATTTCGTAAAACTGCCCAATCAACATCAGGGCGTAGCTCTTCACAAGTTACTTTCCCTTCTGTAAATTTTTCAATTTCCGGGCAACGCTTTGCCGGTACTTGGCGTTTGCCGTTTACCCAAAATGAAACTATTGGAATTGCTACATCGATGGCTTTAGCTAATCGAGAGATTTCCCCCCACTTAGATTTTTCTATGTATTCTTGTAATTGCATTTCATAATCCTTACCTAAAAGATAAGTGAATATTATCTTAAAGATAAATCAAAATCAACAAAATAGATCATATTTAAATGTTATCGAAATGATAATAAAATAAAGCAAATAGTATGGAGGTGGGATATGAGACCCCTAAAAGAAATTAGATACGATAATTTATTACGCTTGATAGATGAGGCTAAAAGCACATCTGATTTAGCTAATCGAACAGGTATCGCAGTAAGCTATCTACTACAAATCAAAAATAAAAATGCTATTCAGAACGGTAAGCCAAAAGGCATTGGTGACAAGATTGCCGCCAAATTAGAAGATGGGATGAATAAACCTAGAGGCTGGTTAGATCAAATACATTCAGAGCAATCAAACCTTATCAATTCAAGGATAGGCAATGAAGAACAAAAATTGCAGGAGCAAGATTTAAATGACTTTATCATAATTGATGTATTAGATGTCAGTGCTAGTGCAGGCTTCGGCTCAAGCAGTGAATTAGTTGAAGTAGTAAATCAAATGCGTTATGTGCCTGAGCAATTTTATTCCCTCTTTCGGAATATGGCACCTCGATACATCAGAATTATCAATTTAAGTGGTGATTCTATGTACCCGACATTTTCCTCGGGAGATATGCTTTTTGTTGATATTAGCGTAAATGAGTTTACCGGCGATGGTGTTTATGTATTTACATACAAAGGACATTTGTATGTAAAAAGATTACAAAATACAGGCGATCAAATATTAGTGATTTCAGATAACAAACTCTATGAAAAGTGGAGTATCACTGAAGAAAATCAAGATCAGCTATTTATCCATGCTAGAGTAAAAGTTCACCAAAGCCAACAGTTGAATTTTATTGGATAGAAATATGCTTTCACCTACACAACAAATGGAACAATTTAATATTGCTTATGTGTTAGCTATTACTGCTAATGCAGGCTTTAATCATGCGGTACCAGTAGTAGACAATCATAGTGTTGATCTTGCAATTTCTGCAGAATTTCCGACTGAAGAAGGGAAAAGAAGTGATCCGGAAATAAAGCTACAACTTAAATCAGAAGGAGATCTTCATATTAAAAATGGTCTGGTAAGCTATAAACTCAAAAAGAAAAACTATGATGATTTAAGGAAAAATTGTGCGAACCCTCGCTACTTAATTGTATGTGACTTGCCTAAAAAAACGACTCAATGGCTCTCACATAAGAAAAAATTTATGACTTTAAAAAGACATTGTTATTGGGTATCATTAAAAGGCTTTCCGGCAACAACAAATAGAAGTAGTGTTACCCTCACATTTCCAGAAAATCAACGATTTACCACTGATGTACTCATTAAAATGATTGAATACGCTAGAGTAGGAGAAACTTTATGAAAAACAATAAAACGGACACGTTACTGTTTCTCGAACAGTTTGCTCGCTATTTAACTGCCAAAAGCTGGCAAATTGCGTTTGAATTAGAGTATGCGGTTATTTGGCAGAAAGATCTTGGACATCGAATTTTAGAGGTTACATTACCAAAGCCAATTGCTGAAGATAGAGAGGAAGTGTTGCAGAAAGCACTTGAAAAGCTCGCCAAAATTGAAGAAAAAAACGTAGAAACGTTAAAGCTTAATATTTCAAATCAATATACAGACAAGCTATCTGTTAGAGTGATTGGCGAAAGCGTTAAAGATGGGACAATTCCGCTAAACGAAGGTGTAAAATTATTTGAAAAAACCAAACATTTAATTAATGCCTTGGCACTTTCAGCTAAAAAGAAAAAGGCAGCTTTTGGACATAACTCAGGTGGCAAAGATGTAGCAGAGTTTATGTCTCAAGTTCGTTTAGGGCAAACTCAAATTGGAAGCTATATTGTCAATTTATCTTATCCTGTTGAGAATATTGAAATTAAGGAACAGAATGAAATTATTCAGGCAATTTCATTTTCTCGGAGTGTATCGCATAATTTGGTTAACAGCCTGAACAAGCTGAAAGAAAAAATTACTCATTATGATCACAATCCGACTATTTTTGCTGAATTGATACCTGAAGGAGTAAGTCATAATCTTTGTGAAGCTATTATTGGATTAAGTGGTTCAGACCAACAAAGAAAAATCGAAATTAAACTCCAAGTGGGTGAAATTAGTGATGAATCAATGCCTTCTGAAACATTTAATATTAAATTTTCTCAAAAAGAAATTAAAGTAATTCAGGTTGCATCTAGGTATTACCAAGGAGAATATACCCTCCCACACTATGAAATCATTGGCAAAGTTGTAGGGTTACACTCCAGCAATTTAGCTGATGGAGGTTATATTCAGGTACCTTGTAAAATAGAAGATAAAACGGTTGACATTAGGGTTGACCTTCCTCCTGAGCAGTACAAATTGGCAGCTGAAGCACACAAAACCGAACAGCAAATTCGATGTAAAGGAGAAAACCTATATATCAATAAGAAAAAAGGTCGGCTACAAAAATTAACCTCAATAAATATCTTATAGACAAACCGCCCTCGTGGCGGTTTTCTTTTGCCTAAAATCTGCAAAATCCCAATTCAAAATGACCATTTGCACTTCTTACCTGTTTATTTATTAAGCAGTTAAACCGCCCTCCAAAATTTTATTTTCTTTTAAATTCAAATAGATAACAATAAACGATAATAAATTTATTATCTTTTAGTTAAATTGTTATTGTTGTCTTTTTATCTTTAAGATAATATAAGCACATCAAAACAAACAACGTCACAGACAAAGAGGAAACCAAAATGAACGCACAAGCAACGCTAAATAACCACAAAGACTACATTTTATGCGGACGTAAAGAAAAACGCACTAGTGATTTCATCAATGTGTTTGAGGTCTTTGAAAATGAAACCACGCAAGAGTTTGTGATTGAAAGAGCAATGTTCAGAAATGGCAAGTTAATCGACTGGAACCAAAGCGACAAAATGAACGCAGAACAAGCTCAACAACTTTGGCAAGCCTACATTCACTAAGAATTTTTATCAAAGCCCTTTACTGAGGGCTTGAATAAAGGTTCTAGACCTAGCCCACATAGCAGGCAATAGCCGAGAGATAAGCAGAGACTGTGGGATGTTCTTTAACAATTTAGTGCTTGTGCGGACGATATTAACAACCTCGAGCAGTTGTAAAGTAATGCTTTATCACTCGGCAAGGTTGGTTAGACCCTGACATACAAATTTGAACGACTTGCCAAACAGAGGTGGCAAGGTTTAGGCAACACACTCGCAAGGTGTGGAGAGCTGAAAAGGCAACACTGGTATCAGTCCTAAGCA